TGCGGCGTTTCAGCATGACAGCGGCGCAGGCTGCGCAGAAATACGGCAGCGACAGGCTGTCACGCACCGTGCGCCGCCTTGCCGCGGTGCAGCCTTATGCGCCTGTGGCGCTGGTGCAGCTGGTCCGTCCGCGGGCCAGACGCGACCCGCGCAGGCAGGACAGCCTTAACAAACCGTACGAGTCGCTCACATGGGAGGCTCAGGAGCCTCGCCGGCTGCTGCATGTTTCCGGCTATGCGGAGTTTCCGCATCTGTGCGCCCGCTGGGAAGTCAACGGCGGACAGCTGTACGGGCATTCACCGGTCATGGATGTGCTGCCCGATGTCAAGATGCTGCAGGAAATGGCGCGCAGCCAGCTGCTGGCCGTGCACAAGGTGGTCAATCCGCCCATGCGTGTACCCACGGGCTTCAAGCAGCGGCTGAATCTGATTCCCGGTGCGCAGAACTATGTAAATCCGGCCCAGCCTGACGCGCTTTCGCCGCTGTATCAGATCCGGCCGGACATTCAGGCCGTGACCTACAAGATAGAGGACGTGCGCCGCAGTATCCGCGAAGGGTTGTTCACAGAAATGTTTCTGCTTTTTGCCGGTGAGTCGCGATCCAATGTGACTGCCGCAGAAATAATGGAACGCAGTCAGGAAAAGCTGCTGCTTCTGGGGCCGGTGGTGGAGCGGCATCAGACCGACATCCTTGATCCGCTTATCGGCAGGGCGTTCGGCCTGCTGGCGCGGGCGGGCAGACTGCCGCCGGCACCGGACGTGCTGGCCGGCCGTGACCTGAAAGTGGAATACGTTTCCGCCCTTGCGCAGGCTCAGCGTCTGTCGGCGGCACAGGGGGTGCGGCAGCTGGCAGGAGACGTGTCGCGGTTTGCGGCCATGGCTCCCGAGGTGCTCGATAAAATCGATTTCGATCAGGCCGTGGATGAGCTGGCGTCCATTGCGGGTGCTCCGGCGGGTATTGTGCGCTCCGATGAAGATGTGCAGCTGCTGCGCAGGGAGCGTGCTCTGAAGCAGGCAGAACAGGCCGGTCGTGCACTGCTGGAAAGTGCGGGGCTGGAAGCCGGCAGAGAGGCCGGACGCAGGGCCGGAGCCAGAGCCGCGGCGGTCATGGAGAGACACTATGCATGAGGGAGGACACGCACAGGACGGGATGCTGGAAGGGCTGCTGGGCATGGATGAACAATGTCTGACGGACCTTATGGCCGATGAGTTTGCGCTGGCAAGAAAGGAGGCGGCCCGCAGCGAGGCGCGGATGCTGGCGTATCTTGACGATCTGGCCGCGGTGCTGCGCATGCCGTGCGGCAGCGGGCTGCGCGTTGTGCGTCACTGGCTGGATGCGGCGTGTGCCTCGCAGCGTATTTCCGGCACCGGTCAGGCACTGCCCGCTCTGGCGGCGCTGTTTGATTACGCCCGCGACCGTATGGCTGATGTGGCGCTGGCAGATCCGGCCAGCCATGTGCGTCTGCAGATTGAAGGGGCACGCAACTGGGCGGCGGCGCGTAACACAGGCCGGATAACCGGCAAAACAGAAGGGAACGGCGGGCATGGGCCCGTCTGCCCCGCACACGAAGGGGAAAAAGTATGAACAACTTGCCGGGCGCGGCGCACATGGCGCCGCAGGAACACGCTCCTGCTCAGGTGATGACGCAGGGCAAAGAGGGCGATGCCGCGGCAGGGGGCACCATGCAGGCGCGTATTGTCACGGAGACTCCGGTGCACAGCGCCGCATCGCCTCAGGTGCCGGAAACCGGCGGAGCGCCGCAGACGCAGCAAGACACGGCACAGGTACAGCGCACGGTGGAGGAATATGCCATCACCCTGCCGCAGGAAGTGCCTGTCAGCGGCGGGCTGCTGGATGAGTTCAAGGGGTTCTGCGCCGAGGCGGGGCTTTCTCCCGCTCAGGCACAGCGTGCAGCGGATTTTTATGTGTCGCGGCTCATGCGTGAAACGGCTCAGGGCCGTGCGGACTGCGAACATGTGCTGCGCAGCGAGGTGTTCGGGCAGAACTATGACGAGCGTCTTGCCGGTGCGCGCAGGGCGCTGGTCTCGCTGGACGGGCGTATGCGGGGCAGACTGACGCCTCTGGTGGAGTCTGGCTGGGGTAACCATCCGGCATTTGTGGAAATGATGGCCCATGTGGGCGAGATGCTGGGCGAGGACGCGGTGGGCGCAGCCATGCCCGCAGGTGGCGGAAGCGGCCCCATGAGCACCGAAGACTTTCTGCGCCGCGAAGTCTTCAGAACACGATAGGAGCGGATAATGGGCAAGACACTGAAGGAACTGGCCGGCCTGTACGCCAGCAGACAACCGAAGCAGGTGGACGATCTTACGGAAGAGGCCCCTGTTCTGGGCATCATTCCCTTTGAAGAGGCAAGCCACGATCTGTGGAACATGTACGAATCGGTGGATGAGGTGCAGGGCGCGGGCTGGGTGCAGATGAACGCCCCGCTGCCTCCCGTGGATGTCACGGGCGAACTGCGCAAGGTGGATCTGGCCATTCTGGGCGGCGAGATAGAGTGCCCCGAAGATATGGCCAACATGTTCGGCGGCAGGGAAAAGTATTTCGCCCGCAAATTGCCCAGAGTTGTCAGGCGTTCGGGCATGTCTGCCGAGCGCAGGATTCTGTACGACAACTTCCGCGCGTGGGCGCTGGATCACGGCAGAGCCGTTTCCGCCGGTTCGGCTGCCGACAACTGCTACAGTATTGTGGCGGTGCGCTTTGTGCCCGGTGAAACCTGCGGTCTGTACAGCCCCCGCTGTTTCCGTCAGGGGGCGGTTCTCGACACCCGGCCCGTCAACGGCGGTGAGCTGTATAAAGCAGCTTCCGGCGCATATCAGGGTGTGCTGGTGTACGGAATGCGCCTGAAAGCCTATCTGGGCGTGCAGATTGCCAACCGGCACAGCGTGGCTGCCGTGGTCAATGCCAGCGCCGAGCATGTGCCCACAGCAGATATGATCGATGACCTGCTGGCAGATGTGCGGGCCACTCCGGGCAGTACGTTCCTTTTTATGCACGAAAAAGCCAAGAACCTGCTCCAGCGCTACAAGGGCGGTGCATTGCAGGTAGACCCCGCAGGGCGCGACATGGACAGACGCATCACCCACTGGAACGGCATCGAGATTGTCACTTCCTACAACTTTGAAGACGGCACCGAAAAATCTCTGAGCGTATAACCGGCGGCGCGCAGCTCTGTGCGGGCTGCGCGCCGCATCAACGGAGCATGACAATGTACAATCATACCCTTCGCATCAATGGTGAATTTCTGGCATCGGGACAGACGCTGCCTGCGGACGGCACAGCAACGGGCAACGGGGGCGTTTCGCGCGCGGGGTCCATGTGCGGCGCAGCGGAAGTGCTTGTCCGCGCTGTCTCTTCCGTGCGGGTGGGCGCGCAAAAGCAGCTGACGCTGCAGCTGGAACACGGGGACAGCGAGGATGCCCTTACCCCCATGCCGGTATCGTTTGCCCGCAGATACTCCGAAGGACTGCAGGCCGCTCCGGGCGATGTTCTTGCCCGCCTGCCCGTGCCTTCCGACACGGCGCGGTATGTGTGCGCCGTACTGGGTACCGATGACCCTGCGGCGCAGGGCACTGTGGATGTCTTTATGGATTTCATTCCCCGCTGACGGCGGCGGAGCGGCCGGTAACCGGGCGCGGCGCAAAAAGGTGATACCTCTGCGCCGCGTCTCTGCGGTGCGCTGTTGCAGGCGTGCCGTCCGGCAGACGCAGTTATCGCAGAAAAAGCAGTGTCCGCAGAGGCGGATACGGAACAGGAGATGCCTCATGCCGTCTGAAGTCAGCATATGCAACAAGGCTCTGCGCTATATCGGGGCCGAGGAAATCGCCTCGTTATCGCAGGAATCGCGCGGGGCGAGGTTGTGCGCCCAGTATTACCCGGAAGTACGGGACGAACTGCTGGAGGCGCATCACTGGAATTTTGCCACCCGTTATGCCGTGCTGCCGCAGGTGGCTCAGGAGCCGCCTTTCGGATTTCTGCATGCCTACAGGCTGCCGCAGGACTGTCTGCGGGTGCGCAGAGTGCTGCAGCATGCTGCCGGTGTGCTGCAGGGAGGAGCAGCCGTGGCGGATGATGAAACCGGCATACGCACATTCGAGGTGGTGGAGGGCGGCATACTGTATACCGATGCCAGTCCCGCCCGCGCGGTGATGACGGTGCGCGTGACGGAGACGGCCTGTTTTCCCGCACTGTTTGCAGAGGCGCTGGCCCGCAAGCTGGCCGCGGACATGGCCGTGGCACTGACGGGCAGTACCAGACTGTATGCTGGCTTGCGTGACGGTGCGGACAAAGCGCTGGATACAGCCAGAACAGCCGATGCGGGTGAAGAACATGCCGACCCGCAGGAGTATGAAGGCTGGCTGCGGGCGAGGTGGATATGAGCCGCATCACCCTGACGCGCAACAGTTTCAACGGCGGCGAGCTGTCCCCTCTGCTTTCTTCGCGCATTGACCAGCAGCGGTATACGGCGGGGTGCAGAACGCTGCGTAACATGACGGTGTACCCCCATGGCGCCGCGGTGCGCAGACCGGGCATGCGTCATATGGGCACGGGGCTGTCCCTGCAGCCGGCGGGTTCTGCTGCGGTGCGTCTGGTGCCTTTTGTCTTCAGTCAGGAACAGGCCTACGTGCTGGAGCTGGGGGAAGGCGTCATGCGGGTGTGGAAGGATGACGGTCTGGTGGTAAGCGCCGACGGCAGCCCCGTATGTGTGGAAACTCCGTGGAAAGGTGACGCCTTGCAGTCGCTGCAGTACTGCCAGTCTGCCGATGTCATGTATCTGGTATGCAGGCAGTGCGCCCCCCGCAAGCTGGCGCGCCATGCTCATGACGACTGGCGCATAACGCTGCTGGAATTCGGGGCGGGCCTGCCTGCTCCGCAGGGGCTGACGGCCGCTGCCGGAGGCGCTGCCGAGCGTGAATACGCATATGTTGTGACAGCCGTGGCACCGGATGGCGGAGAGGAGAGTCTGCCGTCCGAAGCGGTGAACGTGACCGCTGCGGCCAGTCTGAATGTACGCGACATGGTGCGTCTGACCTGGCAGCCGGTGGAAGGCGCGGGGGCCTATTGCGTGTACAAGAGCATCG